CATATAATAAGGCATATACCGCTTGGGATCATCCATTGCAGTCATAAATTCGGACAATCCACGCAGGTAAGTGCGAGAGGTCAGATTCTGCGCGAGAGCGATACTAACTGCGGCAGCGACCTCCATAGCCCCCGCATCATCGGCGTATTTTATAATCTCCACCGCATCAGCACTCAACCCGAGAAACATACCGAGTGGGTCCGCTCGATTGAACGCATAAAACTTGTCTCCGATCTTAATAGAGTATTCCTGCAACCCCTTACGCCTTTGTGCATCACGCACGCCCGAATTTTCAGACAGCTTGCCGACGATAATGCCATTGGCGGCCATCGTGGCCCCGACCATCATCACTAATGAGCCCAGGCTCAGCCTGGCCAGCGCCAGATCACGCCTTGCTCCACCAGCAGCAACTTCGGCTTTGAATGTTTTTGCGAACGGAGCCAGGGGGGAGCGCATACCGACAAATTTAACGATATTGACCGGCGTGCGAACAAAAGGTAGCAGCAGTTTTGCAACGGGGTGAGAGTTCGCAATCCTCTGTACACCCTTGCCGAATTCGCCCAGATCGTTTGTAAAGGTTTGAATCCGCCCAGCGTCAATCGCTGCCAGGTGCATCGACTCCGGCGGATTGTTAATGATATCGTGGACACGCACGGCAAATTCGCGCCCTGTCAGTCCCTCGTTGGCTGCCTGTCGGTACGCGAGGGCGTTGAGTTCCATTCGGTATCCGACAGCTTTGAAAAACTCGTCCTCCGCTCCGAGGAACCGCCCTGGTAACCGTACCGCTTCACCCAGGAGGTCCACGCCTTGAGCCACAACCCCTCCATTAGCCACGGCAGTGGGATCAAGGCCAACAGCCCGGCCCTTTTTACCCAGGATCTCCGCGATATTTTCTGCGGTGATTGCGCGGTACTTCCGGGCTTCGTATTTTTGTAGTGCGTCTGTCGGCTCCCCTGTTTTAAGTGCGTGCCAGGCTAATTTCAACCCATCGCGGGTTCCCTGCACAATACCATATAATTGGCCTACCGCCTCACCGACTCGCACACCGTTTTCAGAGCGCAGCCCCTTGGAGATACCAGAAGCCAGCAGACGTTCCGGTATCATCCACAGCGCCACCGCCGCATTGGATCCGGTGTTGACTGCGTGGGTAGCCGGTGATGACAGCAGGCCGTTGATCCAATACTCCAAAATCATGTCAGGACCTCTTGCGTGCCAGTTGTTCCGGGTTGCTGCGGCAACTGCCGCCGGATCGGCAGCATCGTTTATAAGTCCCGCCAGCTTGACAGTAGAAGCTCGGCCACCGGCTGATTCCATCGCATGACGGACTTGTGCAGCTAGCAGCATCCCTGAGTTAGCCGTCACCTTGAACGCATTCAATGCCCGACCGGCTTCGGCTGCAGCCCCGGCAGCCTGGGCTTGAATAGCCGCGTGCTGCGCCACCATCTGACGGAACGCCAGCATATCTGCTTCCGAGGCATTCCCTTCAAGGATAATTTTTGAAGCGTTCTGAAGCCGCTCTGCGGACTCAACCAGGACGGTACGAATCCCAATGACCTGCGAATCGTTGAATGCCTCACCAATGGATCGGCCCAGCAAGGCCTCCAGTTCGATCTCTGCTGCGTCTGCCTTGGCCTGGTCTATTGTACGCACACCACGGCGATCTACGACAAAGTGATCACCCTGTTCGCTGATCGTATCAATCGTGCGTAACACATCGTCGGTTGTTTCAATGCGTTGGAAATTGATATTTCTCAGGCTGGGATCGCGGGCCGATGGTCTGCCGGGATCAACAGGACCACCAGGCGGCACAAGAATCTCGGCCGCCTCCTCCATCTTAGACGCCGGTATATTGCCTTGCTCTACGCCTTCGCGTATTTTGGTTGCGCTATTGGTGCCCCAGAACCCGAACCTTCCGCCGGCTACCTGTACCGGATCAGGCTCTGGGGGCTCTTCTCCCGTAACCAAGGTCTGCGAGATTAAGCTATCAAGCTCAGGCTGTTCGAGTGTTTTTTTGATTGTCATTAGCCCACCTTCTTAAATGCGCTCATGTTCCCTGCTCCAGTTCTGCCGCAAGCTCGGGGTTATATTCCCCCCAATGGGGGAACTGCATTAAAAATACGGCAGATGGCAGAACCACCTTAGACATATCACCAGCACCCTTTGCACCCTTTGCGCTCTGTGCAGCAATCTCTGCTGTGTCACCCTTTGCCGGGTCATAATAGGTGATGAACCCCTTACTCTCGACTGCCTGTTCTTTGCGGGACGCTCCAGATAGGTTCTGGTCTTTATTCCTTAGACCAACAATATAACCATCAGCACCTTCGGGTTTACCCCAATCGTCAGCAGGACGATAATCATGCACATCACCATCTATTACTTTATAGGTCTTGCCGAACTTCATATCCTTAACGAACTTGGGCAGAGGCTCATTTGCGCCTACCGCGAACGGCATCGCTACATTGTAACCTTCATCCAGTTTCTTCGTCATGTGCTTCCAATTCTGGTGTAGGTTTATCACGCCAAGCCCGGGGTTCGATGTGCCTGTTGATGAATAGGTTAAATGATGATTGGGCGCAATCGGTTTATTAGAATGCAGTTTTGTATAATCATAAAATTGTACATCAGGGTATTTCCTCATAAGGTCTTCATACACGGTTGGTGAAACATCTGAAAATACGTTGAGCCTGATACCTAGTTGATTGCCATTCTTCTGGGCTGCTGCCCATGCCTTACCCACCTCGTCATCCATTTTTGCAATAAATACTTCTGGGTCACGGATGAGTGCCTGGTTCTGCATAAAGTGCGCCCTGCGCGGCCCCTTCAAAGCATCCTTGTCTGCACCACCACCATAGGCCCAATTACCACCTGATGTCGTTGCAAGGCAGTTATCAACACATGATGCGCTCTTCGGACATATGCTGATCTTTGCCTCTTTATACGCATGGTACAGAGACAGTCCTGTCGTCTCGACACCGCGACCATCTGGCATTAACAATGGTTCCTTTGCCTTGTTAACCCCGTGCTGCTTATATCCTACCTGTGCTTTTTTCATCTTCAGGTTGGACTTCATCAAGTTCTTGATGCCGTATGTTTCTTCCAGCACTTTCTTTGCGGTCTTCAGATCGACAGCACCTGATTGTATCGTTGCGCGGATGGCTCGTTTGATATCTTTGAATGACACCGTGCCTTCTGGGCGCATTCCCTTAACGGGGGCGTTGTCTCCGTATACACTGCTCAATATTTTGGCTCGTTCAGCCTGGACCTTCTCACCATTGGCGTGTACCAAATGCTTTAGCTCTGCTGCCCGTGGTTCCTGTGGCATCATCAATCGTTGCTTATCAGGATTGAACATCTCGTCCACCTGTTTAGTCAAGGCTGCTTTGGACATCTTCTTGCCGTCTATAATCTCACCAGCAAGCGTGTGGGCGATCTCTCTAAACGCGGTGATAGATGTGGGCAGGGTTAACTTTTTCTCTGACTCAACCATCTTGCCCTTCTTCTTCTTCCTAACTGTTATAGTCTTGCCTTCGCTTACATCCTTGATGCGTTGCTCAATCGCGTCATGCATACGTTGCTCTAGTTCGGTTAATGTCTTACCGATGAAGAAATCATCAGCAGTGACCTTTCCATCCGTTACGGATTGATATAACTCTCGTTCAGAGGTCATTGGCTCCATATCAGGAAGGCCGGCTGACTTAGGCGCAACAGGTCGCGGGTCAAGACCCTTAATCCCTACCTTCTCCCCTACCTTCTGGCCTGTCCCCTGCTCCAAAGCACTCACAACATCATCTCGAGTCTTAAAAGACCCCGGATGAATCATCACCTGTCTACTTGACCTCATATGTACTGCGGCATGGTCAGAAAGCCTGACCGTTACACCTGTATCAGGATGTTTGTAGTAAGTTGAAATACCTGGATCAGGGCCAAACTCTGTATTGTCGCCGGAAAACGACCACCCGGAGAATTGTTTTTCACCGGGTATTTCTGGCCCAGGATCAATCTTGTAGCCCAATCTATCTAATTCACTTTCGATGTCTCTGATATTGGGACGATAGCGCGTATCTGGCTTTCTATTGCGGGCCTCAGCTTCTCCAGCTTTATAACGCCGGGTAGCCTCAAGTTTGCTATTAACCCTTGCATAAATCATTTCTACCGTATCAGTGTTGCCAGCCTCAAATTTCTTCCTAGATATTTTCTGTTTGCCGCCAAAAAGTTTGTCAAATGCCTTCGGATGTGCTGCGGCATACTCCTTAATAACGCTCATTTTCTTCTGAAGAACGCCTGATTCCCATTTATGTCCTGTACCGTGCCAGGACATCATCCCGAGTTGCCTCTCTCGAGCGGTCATACTTAATGACCTTTCAGTTTCTTTCTCGATCAATTCCTTTACTTTCTTGATTGCATCCGGTGACCTCTTTATGCCTCTCAATACCAGCAGCACCGCCGGGACAAAAGCGGCTAAACCACCGCCCTCGAAAACTGTCTTGACACGCCCCTGCAATCGTTTCAGCGCATCGGCATCTTTTCCGACTTTGGAATCGAGATAATTAACCAGGACGTTATCAACATTGAACTGCTCACGCAGCAGGGTTGACAGATTTCCATACTCAGGGTCAAAAGTGGCATCGGCCCCAGCTCCGGCGAGCAGGTTTCTCAACAAACTAACCCCTTTCGTCATCCCGCCAAGGGCCCCGAACCCTGCAAAAAACTGAGTCATCCCTCGGACTAGATGGGCCATTGGCTCATCTGCTGATTCAATCTGTGGTAATTGTATGGGTCTCAGGGTTTTGTATCTGGGGTCGTTAGCACTAATCCATTCCATGCTCCCGTCCTGGTTATAGATCAAGCCCGGAATCTTGAGCACCCGGGATACGTCGGATGATAGGCCAATAACACCCTGCCCAAGATCACGCATACCGCCCTCTATCGCGCCCCTGAAGTCAGTCCCTGCCACTGACCGAATTGCATCCATACCCGGATTACGATCTAATGGAGCCCCGATGTCATTAATCACATCAACGAGGTGCTCCAAGGCGCTCTTGTCCAGCTCAATTTGCGGATAGAACCGCTTTAACCATCCCTCCAGCACCGATAACTTTTCTGGCTCTGGAGTAGGTTTATCGGTTATAAATGGAATGGCCTCGTTTCCTGTAATTGAACGGGTAGGGAGATTGGATTCCAGGATAAACTCGTCTGGCTCCTCTTGTTCGGTCTCGGTCGGTATTGGTGTATTCTCGCGCAAATGATTGACGGCCTCGCTGTAGTGGAGTGATCGCTCTTCGTAAGAGGCCTTCCACTCTTCCGTGAAATCATCATGTTTTGGGCTTATGTCGCCTCTATCGTTCTCGACAGCAACGTCTGCTGCGTCACTTTCGCTTCGACGTATCTGCGTCGGATCTTCAAAAATATTTTCAGCGCTCATTACCAGACACCCCCTTGAGGCTGGTCCTGTTCAACGCTCATTTTCTTCTGAAGGTTGTCCTGTTCGTTTATAACATCATATCCTTTTGTCTGATTCTGTTTGAATTGTTGGTACTCCTTAAGCTGGTTGAAAATCCGGTTGTAGGCGGGCAGTTCAATTTCCTCGTTATTCAAGGCGGTTGTCAGACGCGCTAGTGAAGCTACGAAATCAAAATTGCCCTCTTCATTGCTTACTGAGTACTGCGGAGCAATCATAAAGCGCTCGGACTCATATTGATCATTGAACATCTTGGCGCGATTGATAATCCCGGCAACAATCTCCATTGCATCCTCGCCATCAGAAACACGGTCATAGAGCTCTCGCCTTGCTGCTGCAACAGTTTCGGCCGTGTTCGGGTCAAGGATTGCCATCAGACCAGAGCCCCTACCGAGAGATGTATTTATCTGATTGAGCGCGTAGTTAAATCCAGTCTTTTTGGTTACTGCCTGGTAATCTGGGCTGGATAGGACACTCAACATACTTTTGCCCGTCCCGGCATCAATACCAGTGCCCAGTAGGCTGATAATGTAATCCCTGATTTCTCCCTCTCTTTTTTCGTCCACCCCGTTATAAATCTCATTCCAGATAGTTCCAATAACCTGTGTATTACGCCTTGATTCCTGCTCTGCCATATCGGACTCAAGCAGGCCCTTGAGCGTCTGAAACATCTGGGCGTTTATTGTTCGGTCATACAGTGCTGTCTGGATTGTACCCATTGTCAGGTTGTCCTTCGCCTCAGAGAGCAGTAATTTTTCAAAATATGCGTTTTGACCGGCCTTGACGCGCTTCTCTATCTCCGCCTCTTTGCGGTTTTTGACCCAGATCATGTCTTTAAGCTGAGATTCCATCTCATTGCTGATCCTGGCTTGTAGCTTGGGGTCCATGTTTTTTGGGGGTTCTTCCATAAATTTCACCCAAACACCCTCGGCATGATCGGTCCCCTCTTCTTGGATTAGCCGTGTAAATTCGCCCCTGGCCATATAAAACTGACTTTCATCAATCATTGTGTTTATGGCCTTGAGTGCATTGGTTGGCGTTATGTCCCCCAACGCTACCTGTTTTTCGATCAATAACTGCAACTCCATCTCCTTGGCTGCTTGCTCTTCTTTTGAGCCCGCACCGGCCGCAACCAGGATTTCCTGCATGAGCTGCTTCTGGCGTACATCATTTATCGCTTTCTCTTGTTCTCTTTTGCGATTCAGAAAATTATTCTCAACCTCGATACCGATGCTTGATGCCGAGGTATTGATGGTCTCATTTGCCCAGACCTGGAGATCGGGTGAGATTGATTCAAGCAATCCCTCCCTATAACTTTCGGTCGCCTTTTTGAAGTTTTGGGGATCGTGCGAATACTCCCGCCCGAGCCTGTTCATTGACTCTTTGATGTCAATTCCTGCCGCTGACTGATGCGCCAACAGCGCACCCTCATTAAAGGCCTGCCCATAAAACGTATAATTACTCCTGAGTTCTGGAGCATCAACCTGACCCTGCCCGGCCCTTAGCCCTGCTTTCTTGCCCTCGATCTTGGCCTCTTCTGTAGCATGGCTATAGGCGACATCGGCCCAACTATCGAGCATTTTTGTGAGCTGTGAGCCCAACGCAGCCTCACCGCGCATTGTTGCCTCGGCGGGCGTGATTCTGGGGCGTCTTAGATTAGGCGCACTCGGCGGGGCCGTCAGCCTTGGTGGTGCAGGACTTCGGATGCCCTCGGCATATTGATAAGGATTCTGCCCTGGCCGGAACTGGTAGCTCTCTTGGTATCGTTTTGCTGCCATCTTTTATGGTCCTATCATAATCTGTTATACCTATAATATCCGCTAATCAATGTATTAAGGGCATTAAGATTTGCTGCTCGCTGTGCATAGGAACCCTGTGCCCGGGTCCCAGCGGCCTCGAGCTCGGTTGATCGTCTGATTGAGTCCGACTGAATGTGAATCCCCTTCATCTGTAGATCGGCCGCCTGTATCGCACTATCGAGTTCGGACGCAGCAACATCGCTCATCAGGCTGTTATTGGCCCGCATCAGCCTGGAGCGTTCCTGGCCAAAAAACCGCATATCTCTAATACGTTCGGCGGTATCGCCCCGGTCAATAATCTGTTCTCGCTGAAAATCCTTATAATCTGAGCGCATCATGTTCAATGAGCTCCCGTCATAGGCCTGAATCCCCTGGCCTGACCGCATTGCTGCCTGGCTACTCAGGGCGTCAAGAATCCGTTTCTGGCGTCCTCGCTCTCGATCTCCTGCCGCCCGCTTTTCGTTATCAATATCACGTTGGACGCCCAGCTCGAACAGGCCTACCTGTTGATCAGATAGCTCAAGAGATCGGTTTGAAAATTCATAATTAACCCCGGCCTGTTCCTTGAGATAGGAAACCTGATCTTCACCAAAGGCCGCGAGAATGGCGGCCTCTTCCTCTCCATAATCTTCAATTAATTTGGCCAGCTCATTGGCTGCTTCCTTTTGTTTCTGCCCTGAGTCAACTGTAAGCGCCGCGCTCGCGGCCGTACCTATCGCCCACCACACCCACCAAGGCATTAGGCTTCCACCTCAACATCAAGCCCCAAGAGGGTAAAGGGCTGCGGGTCCGTCTGCGTGATGGTTACCTGGGCAAGTCGATCCCAGCCGGTCATATATATCTCCTTGATCCCGGTAAACCCGATCGGTGTGTCGTCAAGCACCGATGTCCCCAGGGTCCGATCTGGGAGCAGTGTTCCATTTACATAGACCCCGAGGGTGGCATAGGTGTCCACGATCACGCGCACCATCCGTTTGTACCGGGTAAGAATCGGACCATCGTTAAAGTCGGCGTTGAGCGGCATGGTCTTGATTTTGACGTCAAAATCAAGACCAACCTCTACCGCTGTTGCTGTTCGGCTCAGTGTGATCGATCCGCTCGAGGGAGTCGCATCGGCCATAATCGCGCTGTCGGCCCGAACACGGCAGACCTCACCATTCAGATGTGCCAGACCGGTAACTGTCGCGCTGACCGGGGAGAGGGTTTGAAGAATGTTGCCATCGGTATATGAATCAGGATCAGCCTTTTCGAGGTAGTAGACATCAGACCCGTTAATATTTCGCTTGACAGCAAAATAAACCACATCGACAACTACAGCAATCGATTCAATATCTCCGTCCGTCTCCCACTTGGTCCAGGCTGCAATCTCCTGTGACCGGAGTGTATTGAAAACTGCCATCGTTCCATCGTCGTTCACCAGATAAACATAATTGGCGTCGTCGGTTGGTGTTCCCTTGCGTGAGTCAATATCGACCGGACTTGAGATCAACTGAGAGGCCAGCAGGGTAGCGCTGTTGCTGGTATAGGCGTCCTCCTCCCATGAGAAGAGAAATTCCCGCATACTCTTGCCGGATCGATCAACAAAGATGGTGGCCCCATCAATACCAACAGGCCTGACAGAAGATGAGCCGTACTGGGTCTGACGCTTTACAGCCGACGCTCCAGGCGTGATCGGTGAGTCCGGCATATAGAACTCGCCACCTGTGGTAAATATCTGCAAATGTCGTGACGGAACAATGGCGGTTATCCCATTGACCTGATCGGTGTCGAGTGTGACATCGATCGCTTCGTCATCGAGCCCGGTCCCGACGTCATAATCGAAATAAGAGGCCACAACGGAGCCCCAAATGGTCTGTGGGCGCTGTTTGGAGCCGCCGAACCAAAGACGCTGACCAAAGAATGCGGCCGTCTTGGGCCATCCACGGGTCGCACTCCACACATCTTCAGCACCACTCCCATAATCAAACTGCGGAATATTGGTCAATGTAATAGCTGATAGGGTCCATGATGTGTGTGAGGCCCCTCTTACCAATTTGGCAGTTTGGTGGTCCTCATGGACAATGATCATGGTATCGGCCGATTGAGTGATATTCAGCGCCCAGAGCTGTGCCGATGTATAGGTTGTGGTGACATTGGCCTGGTGTACGCCATCCTTGTAGACCGCTATATTGTTGTTCGAGAACGCAATCAGATAGGTTTGCTCTACGTTGAACGCGAACATAAACAGCCTGGAATGTCCGGCAAGCGTCGCCTGATAGGCCATCCCTGGGCGGCGCTTTAACCCCCCCTGGGGGATTGATAGGACATTGGTCCCCTCAGCGACCCCCTGATAATAGCGCTTGAAGTCCGTCCGTGCAGCCAAGCGTGGGTCCAGAACACCCGAATTAAACGATGTCTGAAAGTTGCGTATCCTGGGCATTTATCGAACCTCAGTGAAGGGTGAGTCCAAAATGGCAGACGGTGGTCTGGCCTGAGAATCCATGTATCTGGCCTTGCGTAGTTGGTCGAGATACATATTCAAATAGAGCTCACCGGTAGATTTGTTGCTTGTCACCGGGATTGCAAACTGGGCCGCAAGGGCGAATTCCAGCGTCTTGATAAAATAGGCCGGGAGCCGTGCTTCGCTCGGCTTGAAAAGATAATCAATCTCGACCGTTGCCTGTTCCGAGTAGAGCTTATCCTCGTAAATCTCGAAATCACTATCGGGATAGGTCTTGATTGCGACGAGATAGCCCGATGGGAGCTGATAGGCATGGGTCCACTCGTTGAGAGGATCGGCCACCAATTGAGAGAGCTGCGCCTTAGCCGATGCAAAGCGCCATCGATGCAGACTCAGGATATTCTCGTATGTTGTGGGATAGAGATTTGACGCGACCTCTGCCCCAGCGCCCCCTTCAGTAAAAGAGGCGATTGTGCCATGACCAATCAAAAGAAGCGCGTTCGAGCAAATACTGACATCAGTTGTGGCCATATTTTCCCTCTATTTTCCCTAAAGAGAAGCGGGGAGCCAAACCCCCCCGCTTATCAAAGTTCCAAAAGGAACATCACTACCGCGTGGAGGATTACTGGTAGCTAACTGAAACGACCCCATCTCCATCTCTGGATACAGCACCGGCCTTCAGCATTCCATTGCATAACCAGGATGTTTTTTGTGCGACATAATTAACCTCTGTTTTGAGATCAATCCCGATAGCCAGGCCAACAGCGCTTTCGTGCCAGGCAAAGGCTTCGGTAGTCCCGGCTGAGACATCCAGGCCGCCTTCTGAGCGGGATTCAATAACGTGCCAATTAAACCCCATGAAGGAATTGAGCTCACCCGACATCAATGCACGAACACTATTGTAATCTGCACTGGTGATAGTTGAGATGTTGAGCAGGTCAGACAGACCAGCGGCCGAAACGGCAAAGTGGCGGCCGTCACCAGGCACCCCCTTGTCATTCAGTGCCTCGGCTGCGCTCACGATCTTGGCCAGGGTCATACCTGCTGAACCATGAGCAATCGTGCCGGCCGGTGAGGCCTCTGCGTCCAATGCATCAAGAATCAGCTGATCAAGACGACGACCCAAAGCGCCGGATATAGTCTGCGCCAACTCTGTGCGTTCGTCGAAATTAACCTCGGCCGCATCGAAAATGTCCGTGTATTCTGGAGCATTCCAGTTGGCCAGTGTGCAACTGATCAATGAGTGTGTAGCGCCCATTGCTGTTACATCGGCACTGGTCGCTTTCTGGTTAGCCGTACCCTTTCCCAATTTGCGGAATTTGTATATATCACCGACAACATTGTTGCGAATGGT